AAGAGGTAGGGGTGCAGGGGTGAGGGGGCCGCAGCCCCTTCCCCTTGCATTTCACTGATATTTTTAAGAAAACAATAATTTTACATTTGGGGTCAACTGTGCAGCAGACGATGGTCCCGGATAACTGGATCTTCGGCGGTAGTTACCCGTGCCTGTACCGTGGCGGTTACTATAGCCAGAACCAGGATCACGGTCCGTTCTGCGTCAGCTACTACAGAACGTCGAACTCGAACGACAACATCGGCTGTCGCATCCTTGCTAAGCCACAGGCTAACCCTCCATTTGGTAGTAGGGGTTCCTCACCCTTTCTATATCGCACGGTTGACCGCACAGCACTTGCTGAAGAAAAGCCGACAGGACACAGCTTAGTACACTTCGGGCCAGGTCTCGCCTTGGAACACCCCGCGGCGCTGGAACGGTTGTGAGGCTACAAGGAGGAAAAACATCCCTGATGAAACGAGTTCGAGTTTACAAAGAGATCATATCGGACGAAAACCTTCGTCTGGCAATTCAGGAAGTGAACGCCGGCCATCGGCGAAACGGCAATCACAGCCTGAACAAAAAGGTCATTGAGATCGAAAATAATATGGATGAATATGTGGAGAAGCTCCGAGCATTCATCCAAGGTTTGGTCGACGGAGACGAGCACATGCACCCTCCCCTCAAGCGACGGCGCTGGGACCGCAACGCGGACAGCGGCAAAGGCAAATGGAGAGACATCAACGAGCCGCTTCTGTGGCCGGACCAATATGTTCACCACGCTGTTGTGCAGCCGATGATCCCGCACATTATGCGGAGCATGGACCGGTACTGCATCGCAAGCGTCCCCGGCCGAGGGAACTCCTACGGCGTCAAGGCATTGAAGAAGTGGATGAAGAACGATGTGGAGGGCACAAAGTATTGCTGCGAGTGCGACATCNNNNGAATACGGAGTCCTCATCGGCGCATTCTTCTCCGCATGGTTTCTCCATTTGACACTCCAGCCCTTGGATCTGATGATCCATCAAAAGCAGTATGGCGTATCACACTATCTGCGGCAGATGGACAACTTCACGATCTTCGGTTCCAACAAGCGAAAGCTGAGGAAGCTGCTGGAGGATATCAAGAAGTGGCTTGCCGAGATCGGAATGAAGATCAAAGGTAACTGGCAGATATTCCGCGTCGGGTTTACGCCAAAGGTCGAAAGAGCGCATCAGGCTTTGCCGAAGAAAAAGCAACGGCACCGCCGCCCGCGCTTACCATCGGCTCTTGGATACCGATTCGGACACGGTTACACGATCTTGCGAAAGCATAATCTATTCCGGCTCAAGCAATCGCTTCATCTTTACTACTACCGGCGAGACAGGAACCGAGTCATCTCGTTCAAGAGGGCTTCGGGGCTGATCTCACGGCTCGGACAGCTTCGCAAATGCAATCATCAGCAGGTTTTGGACAGACATTATCAGCCCAAGACGATGTTTGCACTGAAGAAAGTCGTCCGAAAGGAGTGCAGAAGACTTCAGGCATTATATCCGCCATACCAGGCGGCATAAAAAGGAGTGATTTTCATGAAAGTACAGGGAATGGTCAACCCCGGCAGCTTTACTGTTGAAGAGATCCCCGGTACCAAACGAAGTCTTGTCCGTCTCTACCAGAATGTGGAGGCGTGCAAGATCTCTAAGGATGCCGAGGACAAGGAAGGCCTTGACGGGTTCCAGTATGACGAATACTGCGTTGAGGTCGAGAGTTGGCCCGGACTTGCTGCCAGCGTGCGGGAGAACTATGACACCTACCTTGCAAAGGGTAAGGACAATGAGGTCGACCGCAGTAACGATGCGTTGTTCCGCGCTCAGAAAAACACAGACTCCATCGTCCAGGATACGGACGCGATGAGCGTGGATCACGAATACCGACTGACCCTGCTTGAGCTGGGTCTTACGGAATAATTGAGAAAGGAGGAAAACGACTATGCTGTATCGCACTCTGAAGCGCATGATCGAGCGCGGCCAGACCAACGGCCTTGAGGAAAAGATCGACATTTTCTTCGCAGCCGGCAAGCTGACCGAAAGCGAGTATCAGGAGCTCATCGCCATGCTCAAGGCAGAATGAACGCACCGGAGGATTGAGATGTGACTATTCAAGAGATTTTAGCCGGCGGGGGCGGTCTGCTCCTGATCCTTATGACCCTGGTGCAAATCGCCCCCGTCAAAATCAACCCCTGGTCAGCACTCGCCAAAGCCATTGGCAAGGCGATCAATGCTGACATTTCAAAGCGCCTCGACGAGATCGAGAAAAAGCTGGACTCACATATCAAAACGGATGATCAAGGCCGGGCCGATGACTGGCGGGCGGCGATACTCCGCTTTAACAATGAGCTGCTTCGTCCGATCCGTCATACGAAGGAAGAATTCGTAGAGGTACTTGGGTATATCGACAAGTACGAGCATTATTGTGAAAAGAACCCGGAGTATCCAAACAGCCGCGCGGAAATCGCCATTGAGAACATTCGAGAGGTGTATAAGGTCCGGCTGAAGAAACGAGACTTCCTTCAGGACGAGGATGAGAAGAAGGTGGCGGCGCTGTGAGCAGGTGGGGCATCGGCCTTTCCGAGAAAATGAAAGCCTGCAAAGAAGCAGAACCGTTCACTGATATTTTGGAGGGGGATGGGGGTGCTCCTGAAAAGGACCCCCCGTCTTCTTCCAAAGCAGGGTTCAAGGTCACCACGATGAAGATTATCGTGTGGGTCTGCATTCTCAACGGACTTGCATGGGTATGGTGCAGCTATATCCTTGCATTGCTCGGACGGGAGCAGATCGCAGAGGCCTTGTCACAGGTCGCGCTCAAGGAGATCATCGGCGTGGTGCTGATCTACGGTCTCAAGGCACTGTTTGAAAACCTGAGCAAGAACAACTCATGGCCTGACAAGGGAAACTCTACTCCGCCCGAAGACGGGGCTGGATAACAGGAGGAAAAGAATATGGAGAGTGTACTGAACTGGTCTGTCATCATCAGCATCATTGGCGTGCTGGTGGTGCTGACGAACATTGTGGTGCAGGTGCTCAAGAAAGTAACCTGGGACAAGCTGCCGACGAATGCTCTGGCGATGATCGTTTCGCTGGTGCTGACGCTCGGCGCTTTCTTTGCATATTGTTCCATCAAGGGGATCGCTGTTGTGTGGTATATGGTGTTTGCCGCGGTGGTCCTCGCGTTCATGGTGGCTTATGCGGCAATGTTCGGATTTGACAAGCTGAAAGAAGCACTTGCGCAGATCCATAAGTAGTGATTAGAGGTCGAAAAAGGTGTAGGAGAGCCGGTTATTTCTTGACTACTCCTACACCTGTGGCCTAAAAGTGGCGTGGGGACTGGGTTGGATGCTTCTATCATACATACATCGATGACTTCGCATGGCTTGGGGATGAACTGCCTTATGAGGTGGAATCACTTCCCTATACGGAACGTGAAGGCTTTTCCGCGCGGTGCGCCCTGCTGAATAACCACGGGGAACCGGCTTACTTCCACATCATGCAGTCAAAACTGAAAAAGGGTGATATGGATTTTTCCTATTCGGGCTTTTTCAATCTCAATCTGGATCTTTGCAATTTAAGCGTTGAACAGGGAAATCTTGTATTCGATTTTGCGCGCTTTGATCATTCCAATATTTCTGTTGGAATGATCGCGTGTGGAGGAAATTCGTACTTTTCTCCGGAAATTTCTTTTCGCTATATAAAAGCGGATACCGTAAAAATAGATACGATGCTGATGTCGCAAAGCCTTTCCCTGGATTTCTTATGCGCCAAAACCAGCAACACGACTATTTCATTAGATCCTCTTCCCACTACATTTAAAGAGATTTGCTTTGTGAAAGCTGCGGCAAATACCGTCACGATAACAAATGCGGAAATCGACACCGTGGATATCAGAGAGGCGCATATTGATTCCTTAGCGTTTAAGCGGTGTAAATTTCTCGAGTATGCTGAGATCGGCGGCCATATACAGGAGCTCCATATAGATGACTGCATAAACGCGGCTGTATGGAAGCTCTCTGTGCCGCAAGCCCAAACCCTCACCCTTTCCGGGACAATCAATACGGGAAGGATCTGCTTCACGGATTTTGTATCCGCAATTCCACCGCTTACCGCCGCATCCTCCAGCGATCCCGCGCAGCTGCTCATGTT